CCTGTCTGGTTTCTTTAATCCCACCGACACCATCAGCAAGCAGTTTAAGAACGGCATGATGGGTACTGGCGTGTTGGGCTTTGATGAAATAAACATGAGCCAATCCATCAAGGTTCACACCACTGGTTCCCGTGCCGGTACGATTTTGGTTAACGGTGCTGTTAGCACCCAAGGCCAATCGACCATCAGCATTGACGGCCTTACTGGTGCAACTGACACAGTGACTGTTGGTGATGTGTTTACGATTGCAAACGTGTTTGCAGTTAACCCACAGACCCGTGAGTCAACTGGTTCGCTACAGCAATTTGTTGTGACCGCTGCACAAACTGGCGTTAGCAATGCTTTGGCAAACATGGCAATCAGCCCACCGATCTACACCAGCACAAGCGCCTTGGCTACCGTTAACAGCTTCCCCGCTGACAACGCTGCCGTGACCTTTGTTGGTACAGCATCTACTGCCTATCCGCAAAACATGATCTACCACAAGGACGCCATCACGTTTGCTACTGCTGACCTCGTTATGCCCCAGGGCGTTGACATGGCTGCTCGCGCAAACCACAACGGCATCAGTATGCGTGTGGTTCGTGCTTACGACATCAACAACGACCGTATGCCTTGCCGTATTGACGTACTGTACGGTTTCAGCACTATTCGTCCCCAGATGGCTTGCCGTCTGTGGGGTTGATCTAACTCATTTGAAAGGAAATTATCATGGCTCTCCCTAATGGTGCAGGCGGTCAACAACTTGGTGACGGCAACCTACTTGAAGCAGTGATGGGGGTTCAAACCATCCCAACTACTTTGACTGCCGACACAACTTTGACTGCGGATCAAGTGGCAGTTGGTTTGGTTGTTTGCAAAAAAGCTTCGGATGCTACGTTGACTGTAACGCTGCCTACCGCAGCGTTGCTTGACGCAGCTATCACAAGCGCAAAAGTTGGTTCGTCTTTTGATCTAACTATTTGCAACGACAACAACAGCGGTGCTTCGTCTACTGTTCCGGTCACAACCGGCACAGGTATCACAATTTTTGGTAGCGTAACTGTGGGTCGTCATGGCGCACACACCTACCGTTTTGTGAAAACCGGCGATGCTGCTTACTCGGCCTTTTTGAAGTAAGCTAGATGGCAGTCATTTACTTACGTCACCCCGTGCATGGGACAAAAGTTGCGTGTATGGAAGCAGAGGCCGTTTATGACGAAAAGAACGGCTGGGTGAGGTTTGATGTAGATGCAGAGCCTGTCACGGTGAACGAAATGAAACGTCCCCGTGGCAGGCCACCCCGAGTTGAGGTTGTTGACGTAGGAGCATAGGTATGACCACATCTGCTGGCGACCAGATAAACGGGGCGTTGCGCCTGATTGGGATGTTGGCAGAGGCTGAAACGCCTTCAGCCGCTACGTCTGCTGACGCACTGTCAGCGATGAATCAGATGATTGACTCATGGAACACTGAGCGTTTGTCGGTGTTCACAACGCAAGACCAAGTGTTTACTTGGCCTGTAAATCAAGCTACACGCACGTTAGGCCCAACAGGTAACTTTGTGGGCAACCGGCCTGTTTTGGTTGACGATGCCACCTACTTCAAAGATACCTCAAACGGTACTTCGTATGGCATCAAGATAATTAACGAGCAGCAGTACAACGGCATTGCTGTCAAGAACACGACCAGCACCTACCCGCAAGTGCTGTATGTCAACATGGGCTACCCCGACATTACGATGACGGTGTACCCTGTACCTACTGCGCCACTGGAGTGGCACATCGTATCGGTAGAGGAATTGACGCAACCGGCAGTGCTGGCAACTACGCTGTCGTTCCCACCAGGCTACCTACGAGCCTTCAGGTTCAACCTAGCCTGTGAGATTGCCGCTGAGTTTGGCGTCGAGCCAAGCCCACAAGTCTCGCGCATTGCCATGACCTCCAAGCGCAACATCAAGCGCATCAACAACCCTGACGATGTAATGGCGATGCCCTACGGCATAGTCGCTAATCGTCAACGCTACAACATCTACGCTGGCAATATGTAGTCACTTGTTATCATAAACACTATGTTTTCCAGCAATAAATCCTTTGGTTCCTTTTACCGCACGCAACAGTCCTTTGGCTTTGTAGGCGTCAATTGCGTGTTGAATATTTTGTTGATGGGTAAGAAGTTCCAAATTGTCAAGGCAGTTATTGACACGGTTAAGGTCTTTATGATTGATTTCCAATCTACCTTCAATAGGCCCAACAAAAGCTTCCCACAAAGCCCTGTGAACTCCAACTTTGGTATATTTTCCATTTTTACACGCAGCAAAACGCAAATAGTGGTCAGAGCCAACAGATGTTTTGACTTTTCTGTACGCAGCGTCGCCCTTCCAAGTTTTTCCATTTTTAATCATGCTGGCGGTAGCATTGCTAGTGCCAAGAAATTCTGCAACTTCTCGAAGCAACGCACCGTTTTCAAACATTTGTTTTGCAGCGGGAATTTTTGTGGCGTCAAGTTTTTTAGCCCTACCGACACGCCGCACGTTGGCAAGATTGCTGATTTCGTAAAAATTTTCGTACCCAAAAATAGGTTTCCATATTTCCATAGTCTATCTCCATTTAAGTTAAATGGAAGTATAGCATAACTGCTAGGATAATTTTATGACTACCGTTGCCATCTCCGGTCTGCCCGTTGCTACCGTCATCAACGCTGCCGACATTGTTCCGTTTGTCCAATCTGGCACAACCAAGAGCATCAGCAAGACCCTGTTGTTCACCAGCCCCACATTGGTGACGCCTGCGTTGGGTACGGTTGCCAGTGGCGTCATTTCAGCCTGCACATCGACCAGCATGGTCATGGTGACACCAGTAATTGGTGCAGCCACCGGAACGAGTTTGGCAGCAACGGGCGCAATTACATCCTCTGGCACGGCAGGCGTTGGCTACGCAACAGGCGCAGGCGGTACTGTTACCCAAGCAACCAGCCGCACCACAGGTGTGACATTGAACAAAACATCTGGCGCAATCACCATGTTCAGCGCAGCAGGCACAACGACTGCGGCAACTTTTACCGTGACCAATAGCACCGTGGAGGCAACCGATGTGATTATCTTGAACCAAAAGTCAGGTACTGATCTGTACGACCTAATGGTTACGGCAGTGGCAGCAGGGAGTTTTAACCTGACATTCCGCACTACTGGCGGCACAACCACTGAAACGCCGGTCTTCAACTTTGCCGTTATCAAGGCTGTAGCTGCGTAATGAAAACGCCTATATTGGGCAGCGCCTATGTTGCCCGTAGCGTTAACGCTGCGGATAATCGATGCGTCAACTTGTTCCCAGAAGTCGTCCCAGACGGAGGGGAGACAGGCGGGTTTCTGAACCGAGCGCCTGGGCTTGACTTGCTGGTGACGGTTGGGACAGGGCCAATACGGGGCTTGTGGACGTTTAACGGCGTTGCCTATGTGGTTAGTGGCACGGAACTCTACAGCCTCACCACGGGCTATGTAGCCACCTTGCGTGGCACGGTAGCAGGCACTGGCCCCGTCAGCATGAGCGACAACGGCACTCAGTTGTTCATTGCGGCCAATGGGCCGGGTTACATCTACAACAGCAGCACGGCAGTCTTTGCCCAGATCACTGACGTTGACTTTGCTGGCGCGTTGGTAGTTGGCTACTTGGACGGCTACTTTGTCTTTATCCAGCCTGACAGTCAAATATTCTGGGTAACGCAACTGCTAGATGGATCTTCCGTTGACCCGCTTGATTTTGCCAGTGCCGAGGGTTCGCCTGACGGTTTGGTCAGTATGATCATTGACCACGGGCAGATTTGGCTGTTTGGCACTAACTCAGTCGAGGTCTGGTACGACTCTGGCGCTGCCGACTTCCCCATGACCCGCATTCAAGGCGCGTTCAATGAGATTGGTTGCGCTGCAACCTTTTCTGTTGCCAAGCTGGACAACGGCATCTTCTGGCTAGGCGCGGATGCGCGAGGCCAAGGCATCGTCTACCGGGCCAACGGCTACACCGGCACTCGGGTTAGCACCCACGCCATTGAGTTTGCCATTGCCCAGTACGGCGACATTTCTGACGCCATTGCCTACACCTACCAGCAAGAAGGCCATGCTTTTTATGTGCTGACATTCCCCACTGGCAATGCTACTTGGGTCTACGATGTGTCTACGCAGGCGTGGCACGAACGGGCTGGGTTTGACAACGGCCTGTTTATGCGCCACAGGTCAAACTGCCAGATAGCGTTCAACAGTGAGATTTTGGTTGGTGATTACGTTAACGGCAACATCTATGCCTTTGACTTGGATGTGTACGCTGACAACGGCGGCATCCAAAAGTGGCTACGCTCATGGAGGGCGTTGCCGTCAGGCCAGAACAATCTCAAACGCACGGCCCACCACACCTTGCAACTTGACGCTGAAACAGGCGTAGGGCTGGGCGTTACACCAGAGCAAACTGCTGACGGCATTCTTACTGAGTCGGCAAACGTCCCACCAGCAGGGCCAAGCTACCAACTGATTGCTGAGTTTGATTGGGAATATCTGGCAACCGAGTCGGGCCTTGAGATCATCACTGAACCGTCCTTGGGCCTGCCGGGTGAGAACTTGGTGACTTTTGCCTACTCTGGCCCAGACATTGACGGCGCGGATATTGTCACCGAGTCATTTCCAGCCACCCCAGGCTATGACCCGCAAGTCATGCTGCGCTGGAGCGACGATAGCGGTCACACTTGGTCAAGTGAGCATTGGACAAGCATGGGCAAGATTGGTGAGTACGGCTACCGCACGTTCTGGCGGCGGCTTGGTTCGTCCAGAGATCGGGTCTACGAGGTCAGCGGCACTGACCCGGTAAAGATTGCCATCATGGGCGCTGAGTTGGTGCTGAGTCCAACGTCAAGTTGATATGGCAAACGTCACCCAAATCCCTGCGCCTCGGGTAATGTTTACCCAAGACGGTCAGATCACGACTCAATGGTTTCGTTGGCTCAACAACGTCTACACCATCACCGGCTCTGGCCTTGGCATTACGCCGGTCATCAACGGCGGCACAGGTCTTGGCACTATCCCAACCAACGGCCAACTGCTGATTGGCAACGGCACGGGCTATACCTTGCGGACACTGACTGCTGGCACAGGCATTACTGTGACCAACGGCGCTGGGACGATTACCGTGGCATCCAGCGGCCTGTTAAGTTTCAGCGCAGGAACAACTGGGTTTACACCCAGCAGCCCAACAACTGGTGCGGTGGTGCTGGCAGGCACATTGGTAATAGCAAACGGCGGAACTGGCGCTACGACAGCCGCAGCAGCCCGAGCCAACCTAGGTGCTGGCACAGTGACCAGCGTAGGCGGCACTGGCACGGTCAACGGCATCACGCTGACAGGTACGGTCACCACAGCAGGCAACCTGACGCTTGGTGGGACGCTGAGTGGGGTGAGTCTAACTACGCAAGTCAGTGGTATCCTGCCCATAGCCAATGGCGGGACAGGCACTTCCACTGCTGGCGTTAGCGCCACAATCGTGACTGCTAAACTGACTGCACTCGGCGCAGACGGCAGCATGACTTTTACAAACGGTTTGCTTACAGCGCAGACTCCTGCGACTTAGGTTAGGTAACAAGGAGAACGATTATGGGTTGGGGTCAACTATTAGGTGGTGCAGCAGGCTTTTTTCTCGGTGGCCCGTCTGGTGCGCTTGCTGGCGCTGCTCTTGGCGGCGGTCTTGACGAGGCTACAGGCGGTGGGCAAACAGGCGCTGCGCGTGAGGCGGCGCAGATTGCAAATGCGTCTAGCGACCGTGCTTTGGCGTTGCAACAACGGATGTACGATGAAAGCATTGCTAGGCAGCAACCGTACTATACGGCTGGCGTCAATGCACTTCCAGGCTACCTCAAAGGCATAGCCGCAGGCGGCGAGTATGTTCGGCCCTTTACGATGGCTGATTTTAGAACTGACCCAGGCTATGCGTTTAGGCTTGCAGAAGGCCAAAGGGCAATTGACCGGCAATCTGCTGCCCGTGGCGGTTTGATTTCTGGTAGTGCTTTAAAAGCCGCCCAACGCTATGGGCAAGACATGGGTACGCAAGATTATGGCCGGGCGCTCCAAGATTTCTATGGGAGACAAGACGTTGCGCGAAATGCCGCCGCTGGTGTAGCTGGCTACGGCCCAACTTCCAATGCGCTAGCAGCCGCAGCAGGGGAAAGACTTGTAACTGGCTCTGCCCCACTCATGCAAAACCAAGGCTATAACACTGCCAATGCTATGCTGGCTGGGGAACGCGCTAGACAATCGTCCTACGGCGACATTGGAAAAGCCTTTGGGTCTGGTGGGTTTAGCAATATGTTTGGAAATTATGGGCGTTCTCAAGGCCCGGTATCAATGCCAGGGTACGGCGGTATGTACGATCCTGCTTACATGGGGCGCTAATCATGGCACTTAATTTTGGACTTCTTGACCAAGGTGGCCCGACAAATTTCTTTGAGGGCTACTCACAAGGCCAAGAGAAAATGCAGGCCAATGCAATGGCCCAGCAGAGAGCAGCGCAGGCCCAGCAAGAGTTTGGTATGCGCCAGCAGGAGTTTGCCGCTGGTCAGGCGGATAAAAAGCGAGCGGCTGATGCTTCTCGGATCGCACAGAAATTAGCTTCTTACGAAGAAGCATTTCTTAAAGCATCTAGCCCAGAAGCTGCAAAAGGACTTATAAAAATACAATTTGATGATCCAGATGTTGGCCCGATTAGAAGCCGTCTTGGCTCTTTGGAGCAGGCTTTGGCTGAAGTTCCCGACGAGCCAACGGCTTTTCAGGGCTACTTAAACCAAGAGGCCATGGGCATAAAAGAGTTCCGAAAGCAAAAGTATCGAGAAAGTCAAGTCGCCGGACTCTTTGGTGATGGCGCAGCACCCGCGCCGACTAACGCTATGGCACCGGCAGGAGCAATGCCTCAAGCAGCGCCGGTGGCTAATGCTATGGCTCCTGCGGCACCAAACGTAGCCGATTTGGTTCGCAGACGCAATCAAGCACTTGCTTTGGGTGAGACAGCAATTGCTACTGCACTGAATTCGGATATTGCTCGGTTGTCGCCTGCGGCACCGACAACACCAACAAGTGTCTCTGAATATAACTTTGCAGTACAGCAAGGCTACAAAGGATCGCTGTTTGACTTTAAGCGTGACTTAGCAAATGCTGGGAGAGCGCCAGGAACAACGGTAAATATGGTTTCGGAAAGAGCCGAACAGGGCGCTCGCGGTAAGATGTTAGTTGATCAATATAGCGACATTGCTAAAGCTGCTGGGCTTGCAGCTAGAACGCTGCCGTCAATTGAGGTAAATTTAAGCGCGCTAAACAAAGGTTTTGATACTGGCTTTGGTAAAGAAACAATTGCCGCAGGCGCTAGTGTGTTGGCCTCGTTAGGAGTACCAGAAGCCGCCAAATTTGCTACTGATACCCAAAAGTTTCAATCAAATGCTATTAGCGCCGTGTTGCAAAAGCAGTTGGAACAAAAAGGCCCACAGACGGAATCGGACGCTCGCCGTATTGAACAAATCGGAGCGCAGTTGGGCAAAACCAAACAAGCCAACGAGTTTATTTTGTCAATGGCTGGCGAACTATTGCGTCGAGATATTGATCAACGCAACTTTTATGATCGCTGGTACAAAACCAACAAAACTTATGACGGCGCTGAAAACGCTTGGTTTGGTGGTGAAGGTGGCAAGTCACTGTTTGACCGCCCAGGTCTTAAAAAGTACTCTGCACCAGCACCAGCGGCGGTTGGCGGATTGTCTCCAGCAGAACAAGCAGAGTTAGATCAACTGCGTAAACAAGTTGGGGGGAAAAAATAATGGATCCCCGCGAAGAATTGATGGCCTTGCGTAGGATAGCTGAACTAGAGGCCAAGGCTGCTGGTCAAGCGGCACCATCTGAAATGCCTGCGCCCAAGCGCGAGGCGTCCACGATGGATATCATTACTAGTGCGCCATACAAAGCACTGGCAGGCGCTGCGGATGTATTTCTTACCGCGCCTGAAAATATTGCTAATCTTTCAAAAATGGGCTATGGCACAGCAATGACTGCGGCAGGCCGACCAGACTTGGCACCAGAGGTAACGGCACCTCGGCAACCTGTGGCGGCGGCCTTACAACGTGCTGGCTTTATTAAACAACCACAAGGCGAAACTACGCCGTTTCAACGAGGGTTGGACGTTACGATTCAAGGGGCTACAGGCGGGTTGCTGGGCGGTGCATCTGCCATACGCGCCGCTGCGCCTACGTTGATGGGGCAAACCCGCGCAGCAGGCACTATGGCTGCTGTGGGTGGTGGTGCTGGGGCTGCTGGACAAGCCGTTACTGAAGTTACCGGAGAGCCTTTGTTTGGGGCTGCTACGTCTATGGCGGTGCCTGGGCTTGCCATTGGCGCTGCTCGCGCTCAACAAGCCAACTTACAAGCCCAGCAGCAACGCAACGCAGTTCGTGATTTAACCATTCGGCAGGCGCAAGCTGAAGGTTATTTGACAACTCCTGGGAGCGTAACGCCTAACGTACAAAATGTTTTGTTGGAGCGTATTGCTGGAAAAACGCGAACGCAACAACAAGCATCGGTTGAAAACCAACAAGTTACTGATAGGCTTGCACGAAGAGCGGCTGGCATTGGCACAAATGATCCGCTAACCCGCGCCAATATGCAGCAAATTCGTAGGGACGAATACCAACGAGGTTATGAGCCATTGAACCGTATTGGAACCGTACCTACAGACCCGCAATTTAACACTGCGCTTGACGATGTATTGGCTGCGTACACTGGCCCCGGACAGTCATTCCCTGGAGCAATTCCTCAACCAGTGCAAAATTTGGTTAACAGCTATCGTGTTGGTCAATTTAACTCGGCGGACGCAATTGGGGCTACGCGAACATTGCGAGAGCAAGCAAGAGCAAATATTCGCGCTGGTGGTGACAATGCTTCTGTTGGTTTGGCTCAACGTGCTATCAGCAACGCTTTAGAAGACCAAATTGAACGGCAACTAACCCAAGCAGGCAACCCCAACACTCAAGCAATGCTAGACCAGTTCCGCGCTTCTCGGCAAAGAATGGCAATTAGTCATTCTGTAGAAGATGCAATTGTGGAAGGTGGCGGGTCTGTTAATGCGCGAACATTAGCAAATGATTTGCAGACCAGAGGCCGATACTTTAGCGGCGACTTGGATTTGATAGCGCGTTTTGCAAACATTGCGCGGCCCGTTATGACGCCACCAGGAACTATGGGAACCCCCGGCGCTCAAACCATGATGAATACCGTTGGCATGGGGGTTGGAGGTTTAGGCGGCAACGCTTTAGGCGGCCCATACGGCGCAGGTATGGGCGCTGTTGCTGGCGCATTGGCACCGCAAATGATTTCTGGCGCAGCACGAAGCTACTTGATGTCTCCGTTTGCCCAGAACCGTGCTATCCCAACTTACAATCGTCCGGGCGTTAACGCGCTGGCTGGTAGCAATGAAGCAGTTTTGCGTTCTTTGATGGGTTTGCCAACATTTACCAATCAGCCAAACCAAAACGCCATGATAGGCCCACAGTAACACCCAAGGCTTGATATGTACTACCTCAATGCTTTCAACGAGATGCTGCGTAAGCGTCAGCGGCAGAACATGATGGGTGGCGAGGGCTATCAAGGCGTTGGTAATGCCCCGCCATCTGGCCCAATGGGATTAGGCCCAGCGCAGGATAGGTCTAGCTTTCGGGATTTCTATAACAATATGTCGCCAGGGGCGCGTTTTGGTCTTAGCATGGTTCCCGGTGTTGGTAAGGCGCTTAATATTGGAAATTTAGCCAGCTACGCTATGTCTCAGTATGACAAGTCTCAGCTTGCGCCTGCGAATGCGGCGATGGATGTGGCTAGGCAGGGGTTTCAGGCTAGTGAGAAAGGCTTGTACGATGCACCAGCAGTTGATAGTTACGTTGACGACAGCGGCGACAGGCTAGGCTTTAGTGGCCCTACCGTTGGTGGCCCAATGGAGCAACCAAGTATTACTGGGACGGATTTGGCCCCTATGGCTTATGAAGCTATGAGTTCACCAGTGTCGCAGCCATCTGTTACCGGAACGGCTTTGGACACTTTTGGCG